TATCTCCGTTTTGTTTAAAGAACTCAATTTCATAATCAAGTTACTGCGTATTGTAGTCTATACTCTACAAGGTGTCAACCCCTACACGCAAATAAATATTAAATAGGAAATAAAATGTCGCTTGGAGAGTGTTGTAATCCATAGAACCTCAGTAACTCAAACTTGCCTACATGATTACGCTTTAATAGTTTTATCTGCTTCTTAGAGTGCGATACAGGGTATGTTTCAAAGATTCCATCTAAGACATCGTCTTTAAACCATTCACCCCTAATATGGCTTTTCTTGCATTGTGAGTGTAGTCGATTCTCTAACACCTTGGCATAGTGCATATTCTGACAAGGAACAAACCCAACCAACTTCAATTCATAGGGCGTAGATACTTGCATATCATTCAAACGCTTAAATGGTTTATTGCTTCGACCTATCTTAACAAACTCATTCTGCTTAATAAAATAGACATAATTCTTATCTTTTCTTTGCATTTCTTCACCTTTATTTTAGACATAACTATCCCACTTCTACTCTTGTGGTAAGTGCCATATTAGAGGTCTTAATCACATAAACCAAAGTCACGGTCTAAGAGTATCAGTTATCGAGCCGACCATGTTTGGTGGTCAACCCTCTATCTTCTTGGTCATTTCATTCCAAGCCAACTAACAAGGACTTACAAAACATTATGTTAGTATCGGTGGTTATTACAACTTACCACTGCGACCTAGTTGACAAGTGGGCAGTCATTGCTAGGATTTATATTTCTATTGCTTCTTTGAGTTTAGGTCAAATCTAAAATTAAACACCATTGCAGTGTATTGACCAAAATGAATACTATAGGATATAATAGTAAACAGGTGGCATCAACACCTAATTCGACCCTCGGCAGATTCTAAGTCTTTCGAGGGTTTTTATTGAATAATGAAAATATCATACACTAATTGAAATCTTGATATTCTTTTTTTTTAATACTCTCTATCTGTGGTGCTTGTAAGAAGACATTTATGTCAGTAAGGAACGAAGTGACGCGCAGTAACAGACTCACGCTTGGATGCTTTAGCATCGAGCAAACAAACGATAGTGCGTAAGTTAATGTGATAATCTACAACCTAATGTAGAGTAGATGATATAATATGTACTTAATTCAACAACTAAATACTATTATGGCTATAGATAAAAAACCATTGGTTTATAAAGAAGTTAATAAGACTGTGTACTTTAATTCTATAAATGATGAACTAAAACGCATAGGATTAACTCAAGAAAAGACAGCAGAACTATTAGGCATTACTCGTAGTGGTTTAATTCATCGTATCATTCAAGACAAACCCTCTGTCCATTGGGAAGTTTACGGATTGAGTCAGTATTTTGAATATGATAACTTTGGCGAACGTGATTTGTAATGTGGTGGGGTCATTCTAAGAAACAATGTGTTACTGCTCTTGTGGGCGTAAAGGAAATACTAGACCGCATTATCCACATGGAAGATAAAGCAGTGAGAAGACATACGTGTGAATCAGCAAAAGATATTATAAATCAACTACTTAGAGAGAAGGATAAGAACAAGTGAATGACCACGAACATAAAGTACAAAAGGCTATTGCTCAGTATTTAGACATGAGAGGTGTATGTTGGTTTGCAGTTCCAAATGGCGGACAACGTAATAAGGTTGTTGCATCTAAATTAAAGGCAGAGGGTGTTAAAGCAGGTGTACCTGATATTTGTATAGTCGCAGATGACGGTCAGGCGTTTTTTCTTGAGGTTAAGAAGCCAAGGACAGATAATTCAGGAAAAGGAACACTAAGCAAGGTACAAAAAGAGTTTATTGCTAAGATTAGAGAGGCAGGTGGTGAGGTGAAGGTGGTTTACAGTGTAGCAGACGTTATTGAAGCGTGTATTGATTGGAATATACGAATTATATGAAGCCTAAAGACCGAAAAGCCCGTTTTAACGCATTAGCAGAATATGGGTGTTGTGTATGTAAAAGACCTACTGAGATACATCACTTAGTAGGATTGAAATACAGTGGCATGGCTCAGAAGGCTAAAGATGAAATAACTATACCTTTGTGTGTTGACCATCATAGAGGCGCACAAGGTATTCATCAGATAGGACAAAAGACATGGGAAAGTGCTTATGGTGAGCAAGAGTTTCACTTAGAACGAATTAATAAATATTTAGTAAGCAAGGGGTTAATGTGAAATGGGATGGTGTATTTAAAGATATGTATTACAAATGTGATGATTGCGGAAAGGAGTTTGAGTTTGATGACACTTGTTTTCTTGGACCTATTAAAAGAATGCAAGAAGAAGAGTGTGACCCTATGATGGATTTGGATTGTTTTTGTAGTGATTGTGTAGGTAAGCATGAAAAGAGTGGTTAATATAAAACTTGAGGAAAGTGAAAATGTTGTTAAGAAACATAGAGTTAAGAGAGATGTATAACAAGGCGTGTGACTGTCATACCTGTTTTGTTAAGTTGCCTGTAGTGACGGCTGTATTAGTAATAGTAATTGTATTATTATCATGATAGGAAGGGTGTTGATTTGAAAAGAGTAATTGAACGGATTAAAGAGAAGAGACACATCATAGAGACAATGGTGGTATCGCACTTTAACGAGTTCCCTGAAGACGATAATGCTATTATTGAGATAAAGCAAAACTTAGATAGTAGGTCCACCAAGCAAAACAGACTGTATTGGCAATGGATTAAAGTCATGACGGAAACAGGTTATACAAAGGACGAGATGCACTCTATTCTTAGAGATAAGTTTCTAGGATATGACGAGGTAACTACCAAGACAAATGTAATCAGAGTGTTACGTTCTACGACTGATTTAAAGGTGGGTGAGTTTAAGGACTACCTAGAGCAGATAGACATCTTTGCAAGTGAGTATGGTATAGTGTTGCCAAGACCCGAAGACTTATATTTTGAATCGATGCTAATTAAATGAATGAAAAGTTGTTAGAGAGAATACACCTTGACAATTACGACCCTGAAGAATTTGTTGAGTTGTATGTATGTGCTTTAATGATAATAGCAGAAGATGCGTCTATAAGTGACGCACATGATGAAGTTGAATCACTGAGAGAGCAACTAGACTTTGAACTACTTATTGCTCCACCTCACAAGGAGATGCACTAATGGCAAGACCAACAAAATACAATGAAGAAATGCAAGACAAAGCAGACGAATATCTAACAGAATACAAGATAGATAGCGTTGTTCCATCTGCAATAGGATTGTCGCTCTACCTAGACATTTCAGACAGTACACTGTACGATTGGAAGGCTAAACATAAACAGTTTTCGAGGACGTTAGAGAAAATTAAGAAAAAACAAGCAACAGAATTGATTAACAAAGGTCTTACAAGTGAGTTCAATCCAACGATTGTTAAGTTAATGTTACATAATCATGGCTACAGTGATAAGGTCGAACAAGACTTAAAATCAAGTGATGGCTCAATGAAACCTACAGTGATTGAATTAGTAGCAAAAGGTGATTGATTTATACAAAGGCGATTGTCTTGAAGTGATGGACAGGTTGATTGCTGATGGCGTTAAGGTTGATGCGATTATCTGTGACCCTCCTTATGGTACTACAGCATGTAAGTGGGATTCAGTAATAGATTTTAAAGAGATGTGGGTAAGATTAAATAAACTCATAAAACCGAACGGTGCAATCGTATTGTTTGGTAGTGAACCTTTTAGCAGTGCTTTAAGAATGTCTAATATTAAGAACTATAAGTATGATTTAGTATGGAAAAAATCTAAATGTGGTAGTCCTTTTACAGCAAAATTTAAACCTCTTACTAAACATGAAAACATTTTAATATTTGAGAGGAACGGCAAAAAGACTACATATAATCCTCAAATGGTACAAGGAGAACCCTATAGTAGGACTTCAAAAGTTGGAAAGGACAACAGTATGAAGTTTGGTGCAAAAGAAAATTTTACTTATGGCTCTAAAGAGGGATTAAGACATCCTGACTGTATATTGGAATTTCAGCAAAAATGGCGAAGACAAGACCAGATTCATCCAACACAAAAACCAGTAGCACTAATGGAGTATCTAATAAAGACATATACTAACGAAAATGAAATGGTCTTAGACTTTACAATGGGTAGTGGTACAACAGGTGTTGCTTGTAAAAACTTGAACAGAAACTTCATTGGTATCGAAATGGATGATAATTATTTTGATATTGCAAAAGAACGTATCAATGAGTAAAGCACAGATAGAGTTACCACCTAAGTTAGTTCCTGTGTTTGAAGGTAAGGCGAGATATAGGGGCAGTTTTGGGGGTAGGGGTTCAGGCAAGACAAGAACCTTTGCTTTGATGACTGCAATCATGGGTTATCGTTGGGGTATGAGTGGCAAGAGTGGTCAGATACTCTGCGCTCGTGAGTTTATGAACTCCCTAGACGATTCATCCCTAGAAGAAATCAAGACTGCTATCCGTTCTATTGATTGGTTAGATGATTACTATGACGTGGGCGAGAAGTACATTCGCTCTAAAGATGGCAACATTCACTACACCTTTGCAGGACTAAGACGCTCATTAGATGCTATTAAGTCTAAGGCA